ATAACAGGTAATACTCAAATGTATGGTAATAGTGAATTTCCTTTAACTGTTTTTGGAACTATAAACTCAAAGAGATTACATTTTACATCTAATCCATTTAATAGTAACCCATCATCTAATTTAGCAGCAATAAGATATGAAGGTAATAACGAAACATTTTATTCAACCAATTATGATACCGCACAGATTACAACACAATCACAGGTATTTCAAACAGTTATTACAGGTAGTGGTTTAGTTGAGACAGGATTACAATCAAACAATATGGGTTCTGATTACTCATTAACTTTAAAAAATCAGTCAGGTACAGGTTCATTAATTACTAATGCTAATGTTATTGTAACAGGTTCATTAAATGTGAATGGTTCAGCATTAATAACAGGTTCAGTTCAAGGTAATGTTTTACCATTAACTGTAGCTTCAAATACTGCATCATTAAACTTAAATAATGGTAACTTCTTTGTCTTAGCACTTACAGGTTCTCAAGATATTAGAATTGAACCATCAAACATTAAACCAGGTCAAACTGTTAACCTTAAATTGAATACAACAGGTTCAGGTACAGTATCATTCCCAACATCGGTATTACAACAATCAGGGTCAGCATACGTACCAACAACAACAGTAGGAACAGATATAATAACAATGGTAAGTTTTGATAATACAAACTTATACTTGGCAAACATAAAGAATTTACTATAATGATATTTGCACCATTTGGTTTTAGAAAAGGACAAGTAAGTGTTGGACCAACTCCAACACCTAGTCCGACGCCTACTCCAACACCTACCCCTACTCCTGCACCACTATACCCAACAAATGGATTAGCGTTAGCTTTAGATGCGGGTGATAGTTCATCTTATCCTGGTACAGGAACAACGTGGACAGATTTAAGTGGTAATGCAAATACAGGAACATTAACAAATGGTCCAACATATGGTGGTAGTGGAAGTGGTGGATATATTGATTTTGATGGAACAAATGATTATGTGAATATAGCAGACGCATCTTCAATAAATCCAACAACAGGTATTACATTCGTTACTTGGTTTAGAATGGATAGTCCACTTACAGCAAATCAAAACATTATCTCAAAAGGATTTACAAGTGTATCACCACCTTATGTTCAATATTCATTTAAAATGTTTGACAACTCACCATATAATACACCACAATTCAACCTTGCGTTAGGTGGTACATTAAGAACATTAAATGGTTCAACGACAATGTCAGCTTCAACGTGGTATATGGTTGCTTGTACATATGATAAAACAAGTATGAAGATATACGTTAATAACGTACAAGATGCTAACACAAGTTCACAAACGGCTAACATAAGCACATACGCAACATCTTTAAGTTTAGCAAGATGGCCAACAGGTAATTCACAATTCCTAAATGGTCAAATAGCGATGACATTAATTTATAACAGAGCATTATCAGCTACAGAAGTGGGTGATATATGGACAGCAACAAAATCAAGATACGGATATTAATATGGACGTAGAAAAGATAGCACCAATTATTGAATCAATACTTAAGAAAACTCTAGAACAGAAGAAATACCCATTTGGGTTCTCTAAGTTCAAAGGAGTTGGAAATAAGGTAGCTTCAGGTAAGTTGAGGGATAGTATTCAAGTAACCACTAAAAGAAGTGGTAATGAGACTATCATTCAAGTTCTAGCTGAACAGTATTCACAATGGGTGCAATCAGGAAGATTACCAGGAAAGAAAGGTGTACCTATTAGTGTGTTGGAAAAGTGGATTAAGGAAAGAGGATTAACAGGTAGAGATAAAAAAGGAAGATTTATAAAACGTGAATCATTTGCGTTTGCAATACAAAATAATATAAAGAAATTTGGAATAAGACCCTCCAACTTCTTAGACGTGGCACTAGAAACTATTGCCGAGGATGAACAGATAATGAGTCTAATAGAAGAAGGTTCTTTTGAAGAATTAATAAATTTAATAGAAGGAATATGAGTTTCGGATATCCACAATTATACGCTAATGGTGTAAACAATAATACTCAATTGAGAAGATCCACAGATATGATATATCAACGTGGTGACACTTATGATGTTGTATTAACTGGTAGCACCTATCAACCATCAATGGTATTACAGGTTAAAATGTATCTAGATAGTGAATATTACTTAAATTATCTCTTAGGTGGTTCATTAATAGGTAATATGTCAATTGTTCCATATCAGATTACACAATCTGGTGCAACATATACATATAGATTTGGTATTAGACCATATGAATATCTATCAAATTATATTCAAACAGAACACTATCAATACTATTGGTTAAACGATTGGTATCACACAGATGAGACAATCAATAAGAATAATCCATATCCAAATATACTTAGAGCAAACTTTAAGTATGGTTGGTTATATATGAATGGTAATATACCTGTATATGAAAACGATAGTGGCTTATTAAATGATGTAGTTCATTATACAGACATTCCATTCTGTGCAACTAGTACAGGTTTTACCGCTTCTGACTTTTCTAATACAGGAGCAATTTTTGATTATGTTGGAGGTGTATGGCAAATGAATGATAAGTTCTACTTACCAAACTTTGACCAAGAATTAGGAACTGTAGTGGGTACAGGAATTACAATTAACACAATTGATGTTAATAGAAGATTGTCACCAATGTCACAATTCTTAATGGACTATTCAACTGTACCTGAGTATAGTGAGACATCAAGATTTTTAACGGAAGCACCACGTATTCAGTATATACAAGATACAGAAAATTACGTATTATATTACTTAGCAGGAATAACAGGAGACTACCAAAAGATTGAAGCAGACTTTGCGGTATTTGAGTTCTATGATGAAAACAACAATCAGATAGATTACTTTGAACAAATATTAACAAACTTCCCAATGACAACATTAGGAGTTTATGCGGTTCCTTGTGGACCCAAAGATATTGATAATATATATGCAGCAATTGATTGGAGTAGTGTAGCTTATTACAGAGTACAACTATTCTATTCTTGGCCAACAGAACCAAACAAATCAACAATAGGTCCAATAGGTCCAATATCTGAAATATTCTATTTCTATGTTGGTGATAACTGTGGTCCTGAAGATACTAGATTGGCATTCTTAAATAGTAGAGGTGGATATGATTATTTCACGTTCACATCGTACAGACAAGACACAAAGAAGATAACAAGACAAACATTTGATAACCGATACTACGCAACAAATTTAGCATCACCTGATAGAAATATGGGTAGAACAGTTAAGACCTTTGATAGTGATGTTAATCAGGAAATTGTATTGGAATCAGATTACCTATCAATAGGATATGGTAAGTGGTTACAAGAACTATTCTTATCACCACAGGTTTACATAATGAGACCAGATTATATATCACCACTTGACAGACAAGATAAAGTTTATAAGGATTTAATCCCTGTTCAAGTATTATCAACTGAGGTTGAAACGATAACTAAAAAACACAGAAAACTAAACAAATATAGAATTACCCTGAAAACAGCGGATACATTCTTTACAAATAAAGGATTCTAATATGTCTCAACAACAACAGACCGTACTTAAAGTACAGACTAATAAACCAAACTTTCAGATTGATTTACCTCAAGGTACTTGTACTGTTTCCGCAGGTACAACTATGACAATTACAGGTGGATTCGGCGGAAATGGTACACAACTAGATCCTTTTATTGGTTCACAACCTACATCAACTAGTGCTAATGCTTATTTTGATATTAACAATGCTAGTGGAACAGTTTATTATGTTGTAAGTGGTCAAACAGAATATGGTATTTGGGACCCATCAACAGTTTATTTAATACGTGATTCAGTTTCATATGTATCAAGAAGAACTACAATAGAAAATCCTGTTATGTTTGGTAGTATTGATGTTCTTCCAGGTGATATAATTCGTGTACAAATTTTAAATAGTGGTCCAGGAAATACTAGTATGCCGTATTTCTATTTTGTTCCAAACGAAAATTCAACCACAGCTTATGAAGATTTGGTATTAGATTTATATGGAGATATTCCAATTAAGATTAATAGGTCATTTGCGGAGTTACAAGATATAGCAAAGAAAAATTCAGATTATTCTATAGGATTAACATTACCAGGTTCAAAAAGAAACAATCAATTCTTTGAGAGTTTTTTTAATGTTGATGTAGATACATTATATTTCAATCCATTATTAAGAACACCTGCAAGAGTATTAATTGATGATGAAGTTTATTTTACAGGTTATTTAAAATTAAATAAGATATCGGTTTTAGATTCAAAAGTAGAATACGATGTAACATTATTTTCAAACATATCTGATTTATTTGGTAAGATTGGTAACAACTTATTAAAAGATTTACCATACGGTGACCCAACTAGAAATTTTAATCATAATTTTAATACTTTTACAATTCTTGGTAGTTGGAACGAAATAGGATTTTCTTATGTTGGTGACCCAAATGCTTATATATATCCAATCGTTCACAATGGTTACAATTATACGGGTGACACGGTTAACTTAAGTGGTACTACGGTTTCTAACCCCATTGCTAACCAAACAAGGCTATATACAACCTCATCACCAATTAGTCAATTTCCAACTGAAGCGGCAATGTATGCTGCGGGTGTAAAACCATATAGACTTAATACAAGAGGAACATCGGTATTAGATAACCAATTAAAACCTGCATTGAATCTGTGGTCTATTATGCAATTATTATTCAAGACATATGGTTATACTATAAAGTCTGATTTTATGAATACACCGTGGATGAAAGGTTTATATATGTATGGTTATTTTAATAGTGATACAACCAAATTCTCATATACAACAGATATTAGTTCATATTCAAATAACACTGAAGCGTTTAGATTAACTGAAGTATCAGGATCAACCTATAATGCTCCTTGTGGTCAATATGATAATTATAACACATATACTTTTACGCCTGTAAATTCACAAACAGGTGAACCCATCGGCAGTTACCATAAACCGTTTACAATTGCGTGGAATTTCGTATATACACCTTGTGATTATCCAACATCACCAATTGAATATAGAACGGAATATATTAATATTATGCCAGGTGAATTAGATAAATCATTTACTTGGTATTTTAAAAAATATGTTCCTTGTCCATCAGCTTGTCAATATGAATTATTACAACAGAATGGTCAGAATCTTTCCAATTCAAATTTATTCCAATTTAATACAAGTAATGCACCACAAACTGTTTTTATTAATGATGGTGATTATGTAGATTTTAGTTTAATCATTAACAATACAATTAAACAAATTGATATCCTTGCATCTATTGCAAAGAAATTTAATTTAGTATTTGTTCCTGACCCTGAAGTTCCAAATCAAATTATTGTGGAACCATATCAATATTATGTTGGTACAGGTTCAATATATGATTGGACAGATAAATTATCATACGATAAAGGATGGTCAGTTCAACCAGCATTAAACTTCGTTGAGAGTGAATTAATCTTTACAGACTTAGAAGATGGTGATGATGGTAACAAACAGTTCAAAGATAAGAATAGTAGAATATACGGTCAAAATTATGTATTCAATCAAACAGATTTTAAATCTCAAACAAAAAAGATTGAAACCATATTTTCACCACAGATTACAAGAAAGTGGGATAACAACGTTGCAATACCATTGGGGATTAATTATGTTAGTGCTAATACACCAGGTGAAACAGCAGCAGTTGAATCAGTTATATGGACATATAAAGGTATTAAAACTAAACCAAAGATTTTCTATTACTTAGGTAATAAAAGTATATTCTTAAATACATTGGGTGAAGTTTATGACACAACATATATATGGGCAACAAATTTAATATATATAAGTAAATCAGATGGTACAAATTCACTTGCTTCTACCGAAGCTCCTGTAATTTCCAATACAATGCCATTGGGTAACCCTGATAGTAATAAGATAAACAATGATAGTATCTGTATCCTATTCAATAGTGAATTACCAACAGATGTTGGTGTTGAAACATTTGATGCGGTAAACGCATATACAGACCGTGATATGTACAATTTATTCTATGAGAATAGAATTAATAATCTATATAATTCAAATACTCGTTTCTTAGAAGGATATTTTTGGTTGAAGTTAAGTGATATCAAGAATCTTAAAGCCAATGATATTATTAAAATTAAAGAACAATATTTCACGTGGAATAAGATTAATCAATATAATCTAACAGATAGAGAATTAACTAAAGTAGAATTAGTTCAAGTTGATAATAATCCAAGTGTATACCCAACTAGATATTTCCAATACAATTATTGTGCTGATACAGGGACAACATATAATATTAAAACAGATTTTACAAATCCAGAAATGATTAAAACCCATTTCTATATTAGTAATTGGTATGATTATTATGTTGGATTATTAGGAGGTTCAGTATCAAGTATTACAAGTTCATTTAGACTAGGTATTTCAACACCTCAAATGTTACCATTTACAATGCGTGAAGTAACTGAAGATACATATAATACTACTGGTAATGATTGGACAAATGACCCAAATTATAATTGGGATCTTGGTGGAGGTGATTTAGATTCATATTGGAGAAATTCAGGTAGTACCGAACAAGGTATTAATCTTTGGGCTAATTGTACTGATTTTTACACTACAGCAGCGGCTAATGGTATTTCAGTTGCAATACCTTCAGGTGGAACACCAACTTCAATCTATAATCAAAATGTAACAATCAATGTAACCAATACAGGATGGATTAAATATAATACCCCTACGTACCCTGATGGAACCTATACTTTCTTTGGTTCATTAGGTGTACAAGATATTCCTGGTTGTGTTGACTGTACAAGTATAAGGTTTGCTTATCCATTTGCTGACTTAGGTTATTGGACCGTGGTTGACTGTGGTATTCCTTGTTAAAAAAATTTATATTTAAAGATATGATAGGATCATTATTAATAACATTTGATGAAGTAGTAGAAGGAAGAGGTGGAGCATATTTTTGGGTAACCGTAAATGGTGAAGCAAGAAATACACATTATACAGATACCAATAGATTATATACAACAGATTTATTCGTTGGTGACGTATGTACAGTTTGTATTTCAGGTCAAACACAATATGTAGAAAGTATTGGTATAATACGTAGAGATTACACAACTGATGACCAAGAAGGAGATAAAGGAATTGTTGATAATAATATTACAACTCAACAAGGTGGTCCAGGATTATGTGTAACATTCACAGCAACAACTGTTGCCAATGCTTACAATTTTGAATATAGATTAGATTTGAGTATGGGACCTACACCTACCCCAACACCTACACCAATGCCAACACCTGTTCCAGATGATGGTAGATATTTGGTTGTATCAAACAAATATGACGTTGTAAGGTTCTCAAATGATTATGGTAATACGTGGACTAATTTCACAGGTGTAACAACTCCTGAGACATATGGTGCATTAATATCAGGAACGGGTAGATATCGTTCTCTAACGGACAGATTTCAACCAGGTGGAGGATTTGACCCAGGATACATTTGGACCTCGTCAGACTCAGGTAATACATTCAATGCGTTAACAAATTCAGACCAAATTAATTGGTGGGCTGATATGGATACATCACCAAATGGTTTATATCAATCGGTAGTAGATGAAAGAGGCGCCTATTATTTATCAACAGATTATGGTTCAAGTTTTCAATTTATCAGTTTATCAAATAAAGAATGGATTAAACCTGTAATTCCAGGAGATACATTATTTCCATCTTATGGATTAACTTCTGATAAGATATGGAAATTACTACAACGTGCTGGTCCATTTATTGAGATGACAGGATTAACTGTGACAACTGCGTTTACAGATATGGCAGTATCACAGAACAATCAATATATAATGGCTACACAAGAGAATTTCGGTGTATCCATTTCAACAAATTCAGGAAGTACATTTAATATAACACATTTCTTTGGTAATGAAAAACTTAATCCAACTTGTGCAATGTCTGCCGATGGTAAGTATATGTACGTTGGATTTAATATGGGTTCACCGTTAATATCTGGTGGTCTATATTATTCGGAAGATTATGGTGTAACATTCAATGAAATATTACGTCCATTAAGTGGAGGAGGAACTGTTGCCTTTGGAAACGTACATAGTATATCAGTTTCAAGAGATGGTATGTATGTTTATTTTGTTACAGAATTTAGTGCAACAAATAACTATTGGTTGTATCGTTCATCAAACTATGGTGCATCATTTGTTCAATTACCATCCGCTAGTATTGCGGGAGAAGGTGGAACAGTTTATGATATAACCTATGTTAGACAAAATAAAATGTACTTGGGTGTACAACCAACTCCTGAACCTACACCTACTCCACCACCAACCCCAATATATGGTCCAAACATTTTAAATATTGAATGGAATTATAGTTGGTCAGGAGCTTCGGCTAATAATATATCAGTATCACAGTACCAACATTATTATGAGGATTATGGTTTACCATCAATCTATAATTTGTTGGTACAAGGTCCTTATGTGTTATCAACTAGTGCAGGTTCAATCACAGGAACGACATTTACAAACAATCCTGATGTGGTTAACTTTTGGTCATATGCCGCAGATAACTTAACAAGAACATTATCACAAACAGGTGTAACATATCAAGTAAATCAAAGAATACGTAAGACATATTATAACGGAGCATTAGTTGATACAAATACTCAAACAGGTCCTTTTCCAATTGGTTATGGTTTTATGGATGCAAGTTCTTCATATACAGGAACAACAATTGTATCGGGAGATACTGTTGGGTTTGAATGGATTGATGTTATGGGAATAGCACCAACACCAACACCAACACCAACACCTTTACCAACGTCAACACCAACACCTACACCAACACCTACGCCTATACCTGTAACATTCAAAACAGAATATTACGCTAATGGTGATATTGTTGCACCTACTAATCAAAAAGATGTTGGTATAGCACATTCATATCTTGGAGGAACAATATATAATGAACCGATTGGTCCAAGTTTTAATGAAACACCATATACCTTTACAGGTTTTACAAGAACATATTCAAATGGTACGGGTACTGTTTCAATGTCAAGAACACTATATCAACAGGGTTCAAGTTACTCAGGTCAATATATAACAGGATTTACTGCTAATTTATTTGTAAATGGTTCAAGTGTATGGTCAACAGGTTATACATATTCACCATCTATTACAATTCCGGTATCACCATCTTATGATGATAGGTCAGTAGTTACTTCAGGTATTACATTTAATCCTGGAGATAATGTTGTATTTAGATGGACAGATGCGTTAGATTATATTGCACCAACTCCGACTCCTACTCCTACTCCAACACCAACTCCTACACCTACACCATTACCTGCAACGGTAGCTTTTAGAAGTAAAATGCTTGGAGGTACAGGAATAGGTAAACGACACGCAAATAGATATGTTAATTTTAATCAATCAGGAATTGACCAAACATTTACATTTTCCGATTATACAACAACTTCAGGTAATGCTACATCAACTAGTGCGTCTCAAGATAACTTTATTCTTGGTTCATCTGTAATAATAACAATAAGAAGAGATTTGTGTAAAACAACATTAGGTACTTTAACAAGAGATACAACATACGCAAAGGTATTTATAAATAATATACAAGTTGGTTCTACTTGTTCAACTGGAACAAACACAACCGTTAATACTTGTCCGACATCAATAAATAATCAATATAATACTTGTTTAGGTACATTTACAATAAACACTGGTGATAACGTAATAGTTGAAATTGAAGATCAATTTGTACAACCTTAATAATTAAAAATATGAGTAGAAAATATATAAGAGAACAGATAGTTGAGAATTTTATCTATCCAAATAATGACCAACCAGAATATGGATTGGAAATTGTTCACGACATTAATAATAATAGTGTATCAGGAGATGTGGTAAGTTTCTCTGCTGTTACCGCTTCATATTCAGGTATTACATTCTCAATGGATTATACTTGGTTATTAAATGGTGCAGAACCATTTATACGTAATTCAAATCAATTAAGTTTATGTTCTGTTCATATGACGGTACCAGATGCTTTAAATTTTAAACCTTGGATAGTTATTCAAACTCAATCAACCAATACAATAGGTTCTGCATTCTTTAATGGTTCAACTACATTTAGTGTAGTACCTGCACAATTTGATGTGCCTGCATTTGAAAATGGAACATATTATTTTGAGGTTAGATTTATTGGTCATAGAGCAATATATCCGATTTGTCTTACATTAGATATAACAACCGGATATTCACCTATAACACCTGAACCTACACCAACACCAACACCAACACCTACACCAACACCTTAATAAAAAATATATACATATATAGAATATGGCAAAAGAAATTGTAATTAAAATCAAAGTTGACGGTCAAGAGATTGATGTCGCCAAGAAATCCACAATGGAGCTTAATCAGCAGATTGGTGAATTAAGAAGAAAATTAGAGGAAGTTCCAATAGGTTCCAAAGACTTTAAAAAGATTCAAGGGGATATTGATAATCTTGAGGGTGCTTTCAAGAAAGCCAAACAATCTCAACAAGGGTTTATTCAGAACTTATCTGAGTTACCAGGTATTGCGGGTCTAGCAGGACAATCAATACAGGGTATTAAAGGAGCTATGGATTTACTTGCTTCAAACCCATTGGTTGCGGTATTCACATTATTAGCAACAGTTGTTCTAAAGGTTGTGGATAAACTAAAAGAAATGCAGGGTATAATGGACCCATTGGAAAAACTAGCAAAGGTTTTCAGTGGTACATTTGAAGCTTTAGCTAATATTATTCTTCCACCAATTGCGTTTGTAATTGAAAAGATAGTTGGAGCAGCAACAGCATTAGCTAACGTATTTTCAAACTTAATAGGATTATCAAGTAAGGTTGGTGACAATATGAGTTATGTTGCTGACACTATGGACCAATTGGATGATAGTGCAGCAAGGTTTGCATTATCACAAGCTGAGGCCAATAGACAATTACAAGATGCGAGAGAGATTGCTGCAGATTCAACTAAGACTGTTGGTGAACGTATTAAAGCATTAAAAGACGCTGAGAAAACAGAAAGACAAATTGCTGCAGCAAGTAGACAACGTGAATTAGATAGAGCAAGAGCACAAGCGGTTGACTTAGCTTCAACATTAGGATATACCCAATCAAAGATAGATGCCATCAAAAGATATGATGGTGCACAACTTAAAAGTTTTGCAATAGAAATTGATAATCTTAAAGGTTTAAACAGAGAGAAATCTAACGCATTATTCCAATCATTAGGTGTAATTGAAGATGTATCAGCACGTGAAGCTAAGATTGGTAAGAAGACACAATCTCAGATTACATCAATTGAGAACGAAGAAAGACAGAAAAGAGTTGAAGCAGCTAAACAAGCAGCACAACAAAAGAAAGACTTTGAAGATAGGTTAGCTACGTTTATGAATGATATCCGTTTATTGGGTATTAAGGACGAACAAGAGAAAGCTAGAACATCTTTAGATATAGAAAAAGATAAGACCATCAAAGAGATTAATGCTCTTGAGATGAAGGAAGCAAGAAAGAAACAATTAAGACTTGCTGCCGAACAAGACTACGCAGCAAAATCTGCGGCATTACTTGAGAAACAACAATTAGAGAATACCAAATTAATGGATGCCTTCAACCAAAAGGTTAAGGATATTGAGATTGCTGCAATTGAGGATGAAACACAAAGGAGTATTACCGCAAGAGAAGAGAAGTTAGCAAGAGATAAAGAGGCTATTCAAAAGGATACACAATTCCTTAAGAAGTCAAAAGAAGAACAAAGTCAAATCTTAGTTAACTTAGAGAAAGCTTCAGCGGTTGAAATTCAAAAGATTAAAGATGATGCAGCTAAGAAGAACGCTGAGTTAATCTACAAACAAATTGAATTTGAACGTCAATCTCGTCTTATGTTATTACAGGTTAGATTACAACAAATTGATATATCTAACAAATCTGAAATTGAAAAAATTAAGGAGAGAAGAGCGTTATTGGATGAACAGGCTATAATTGATTTTGATAAAGAAATTGAAAATTTAAATAAACTTCACGATGCTAAAGAAGTTAATGAAATAGATTATTTAGAAAGAAAGGCAGCATTAGAAGAACAATATAATACAAGGATTGCTGCTAATACGTTCAATACAGAACTTGCACTTACGGAACAACGTAAAAAGAATAATGCTGCGGTTATGCAATTAGCAGATAGTATTGGTGCAGTGGCTCAAGCAATGGGTCAAGAAACTGTTGCAGGTAGAGCATTAATAAAAATACAACAAGGATTGGCGTTATCGTCTACACTTTTAGCAATTGCCGATTCACTTGCTGGTTTAGGAAAGGATTTGAAAAAAGGTTTCCCAGCTAACATTATCGCGATTGCATCTACATTATTATTAGCGGGTACTGCAATTAGTCAATTTAAGCAACTATTTGGTAAGGGTCCAAAAGATTTAACAAGTGGTGGTGGTAGTGGTGGTGAAACACCCGCACCTCCAAACTTAGGTAGAAACTATGCAGATGGTGGTTTAATTGGTGGTAAAAGACACGCAGAGGGTGGAACGTTAATTGAGGCTGAACAAGGCGAGGCGATAATTTCTAGAGGCGCGGTTACTATGTTTGCACCTTTATTATCAGCACTAAACCAAGCAGGAGGTGGAAAATCATTTGCACCAAACGCAATGGTTGCATCATACGATAATCCACAATTAAATAACCCAGCTCAAAATCAATCTCCAGTAATAATGAAAACTTATGTTGTTAGTAATGAATTAACAACAGAGAGTGAAAAACAAGCAAGGTTAAAAGACCTTTCAACGTTATAATTAAAAATTTATATTTAAGAATATGATAAAGAATGATAAAGTGTTTGAACTTAAAATAGAAGAAGACGATGAATTATCCGGGATTGATAGTATTTCTTTGGTGGATGAACCAGCAATTGAAGTCAATTGGGTTGCGTTTAACAAAACTAAACAAGAAGATTTCCACATACCTGACGGAGAAGATGACAAGTATATCCAAAAACTAGTTTCTATTGCTCAGGATGAACAAGAACTATTCAATGAAGGTTGGGTAATAGATAAGGTAGAAATCGTTGGAGAGGAAGGATTTGCTTCAACTAATCCAAATGGTCCATCTATTGAAGATGAAGAAGAATATAACGTTAGATATAAGTATATACTAAATCCTCGTGTTACAGGTCAAGGTGCGGTTATTAAGACCACAAGAGATTTCTGTAAGACTTTGCTTGCCAAGAATATGGTTTGGAGGGTTGAGGATATGGAAGCTACACAGAATGACTTTGGTCAATCTGCAATGGTTTGGAGAGGTGGTTACAATTGCCGTCACGTATGGTCAAGAATCTTATACAAGAAAGATGCAACCATTATCAACAAAGCTTCAGTTAATAAAGGTAAAGTAGAAGTTGGTGGTTTCCCTAACGATATGAGACCTGACCCAAGAGTATTAGGATATGATGAACCTTCAACCGTAACATCTAAAACAGAAGTGGCCGTAAGAAAAAAAACAGCTGCACCATCAACTGCAAAAAATTTAGGATTATCAAAAGAAAAGTTTGGATACCCTTTATTTGAGACAAAGGATAGTGCTGAGGCGTATGCAGTATTAATTGGATGTAGTGGTTCACACGAACACAATATCGGTGATAAGGTATATTATATGCCTTGTGAGGTACATCCTGAAGATATGGGATATGATGTTGGTGGTTTACCATCTTATGTTGACCAAGTATCTGGTGATACAATATCAAAATCTTTGGTTACATTAGAAAGTCATTCAGACTATCCTGATAGTGTTAAGAATAATGCTAAGGCGGTTCTTAAATATGTTGAGGAAAATGGATGGGGTTCTTGTGGAACAGATGTGGGTAAACAACGTGCTAATCAACTTGCAAAGGGTGAACCTATTTCTGAAGATACAATCCGTAGAATGTATTCATACCTATCAAGACACGAAGTTGACTTAGATAGTTCAAAAGGATATGGTGACGGTTGTGGTAAATTGATGTATGATAGTTGGGGTGGTAAGTCAGCACTAAGTTGGGCTGAAAGTAAAATCAAATCTATTGAAAGAGAGAAAATGTCAAAACAATATTTCCAAATTGACAACGAGGAAAAGAAAATTGTAATTGGACCAGCAATGATTCCTGACTTTAAAATATTCCGTAAGGATGGTAAAGGTAATCCATATTATGTTTATTTCAGTGCTGAGACAATCAGAATGATTGCTGAGAAGTATATGAGAAACAAATACATTGACAATAATGACGAGAATCACGATGGTACAGCCGTAAAGGATGTATATGTAATTGAGTCTTGGATTAAGGAAGATGAGAATGATAAATCAACAAAATATGGATATGGTGATTTAAGCGTTGGAACCTGGTTTGTCTCAATGAAGATTAAAAATGATGAGGTTTGGAACAAGGTAAAAGAAGGTAAATTAAATGGGTTTAGTGTATCAGGATACTTTGAACAGGTAGCAGAATTCTGTATGGAAGAGATGTTCCTTCGTCAAGTGGCTGAGATATTAAAGAACATCGAAGATTAAAAAAGGGTCCCGTTTGGGACCCTTGTTATTTTTAATCAAAAAGATTGTAATAAGTTGGTTGATTATCCCAAATATGACATATTGAATAATCGTCTATTTTTACATATTCATAATGTATTGAAGAAGATGTACTTATTTTAATCTTTCTTCTTAATACTTTATCAGTAGATTTTTGTGGAACATCAATTGCGGTTTTTTTACCACTACCCGTTTTTTGGTTAAATTCGGTTATTTTATCTTCAATTTGATAAAATTTAGCATAACCATTTTTAACTTCAATTACTTTGTAAAATTCAATAAAGGTACAATTGTAACCAAAAGAACATTTTAAAATGTCATTTACTTTAATAGTTTCCATAATTGTTTCTGTTCAGATTTTGGCCTGTCCCCGCATTTAAATTTATTCCACAAAGATATGGCGGGTTTTTGGTTCTGCCAAATCTTTTTTAAAAAAAGTTATCCACATTATTTTTAACATAAAATGGTAATATATATGAAAATCCATATTTACTATTAGAGATAAACAATAAATAAACAAAAAAAATATGTCAAAATCAAAAACCGCAATTGCTGAAATCAAAAGATTGATGGTACAGTTTGGTTTTATGTCTGAAGAAGTATCTTTGAAATCTTTCAAATTGGAAGATAATTCTATTTTAGAAGCTAAGAATTTAGAAGTTGGTGAGGAAATCACCCGTCTAAATGATGAGTTTGAAAGAGTAGCATTAGAGAATGGAAAATTCAGTTTAGTTGAAAACTTTGAAATAGAAGTTGAAAACGGTAAAATCGTTTCTGTAAAAGAAATCTTTGTAAGCGCAAAACTTGTTGATGGTACAGAAATCAAAGTTGAAGGTGATGTTTTAGGTGAAGGTGCAAAAGTAGTAGTAGTTACTCCTGATGCTGAGATTCCTGCTCCAGATGGAGTTCACGAATTAGAAGACGGAACCAAAGTAGAAACTAAAGACGGTGTAATCGTTTCTGTTCAAGAAGTGTTACAAGAAGAAGTAATGCCATCAGGTGAAGGTGAACCTGCTCCAGAAGGAGAAGTTCCTGCACCAGTAGCATCTGAAGACCCAATTGAACCTCAAGATGAAATTATGTCTCTATTGAAAGAATTCATTGTTAGATGCAGTGAGAAAATTGGTTCAATGGAAAAACAAATGGAATCTATGAAGAACGACTTCAATGCATTCAAAAAAGAACCTGCAGCTAAGAAAATAGCTAACGGAAAAACAGATTTCAATAAAATCGAAAATAATGAACTTGACGAGAAGATCGCAATGATTATGTCGTTAAGAAAATAAAAACTAATTAAAAAAATAAAAAATTAAAATTATGAAAATTTTATCAAGAGAAGAGTTCGCATACAGCGTTGGTTCTATCGGATCATACGTAGACCAAGTTGGTGGTGAATTATTATCAAAAGCTCTTATCGGAGCAACTACTCCTAAGTACGTAAACGTTCGTTTAGGTATTAAAGGTACTCAAGCTTTGAACCTTTTAGATTCAAGCGTTACGTTCCAATCAGGAACTTGTGGATGGGACCCAACTGGTAACACTACAACTTACACTCAGAGAAACATCACAACTTGTGCTGAGAAGTATAATGAAGCTCTTTGTTACAAAGACTTATATGACACTTACCAATCAATGTTAATGGCTCCAGGTCAAACTCAAGAAACTGTTCCTTTCGAACAACAAATCGCTGAGTTGAAAGTTAAACAAATTCAACAAAGAATTGAACAAAAATTATGGCAAGCTAATTCAGGCGGTGATGACTGTTTTGACGGTTTCAAACTTTTAATCGCTTCAGGTCAAACAGGTGTTGCTTCTTCAAGTGGTACAACATTTAATCCAGCTGCATCATATGGATCTGCGGGTAACGCGATCACGGAAATTGATAACCTAATCAACGTATTAGATGACAATGCAATGAGTCGTGACGATTTGCGAGTGTTCCTTTCTTTTGCAAATTTTAGACTCTATGTCCAGGCTTTAACAAAAGCTAACTTCTTTGCAAACTATATCGGTTCAACTGATATCACTGCACAAATGGAAGCTGTACATCCAAACACAAACGTTAAGGTTATCCCTACAATTGGTTTGAATGGTTCTAATCAAATAACAATCGGACCAGCTGAATATATGGTGGTAGGTTTTGACCTCTTGGATGATAGTCAGAAGCTAGTGATCTGGTATTCGAAGGATTTTGACGAATTGCGCTTAAGAGCGAACTATAATTACGGTGCTCAAATCGCTAAGTTTGGTTCTACCAAATACTTTGCAACAAACGGTTTATCTTAATTGATATCCAAACACAAATATTAAGGGGGAGTAAAATCCCCCTTTAAAAAAAATAAACAAAAACAAAATTAATATTAAATAATATGAGCACGTGTTATATAAATTCTGGGATAGCCCTTAATTGCAGTGACGGAATCGGCGGCATTAAGAAAATTTACATAGTAGGTGGAGCAACTGGTGAAGTTACTGGTTACACTTATAGTGTAGATGGTTCTATTACAGGAGCTACTTCTACTACTGGTACTACTTTATACGGATTTGAATTGAAGAGAAACACTTCTAGCTTATCTCAAAATACTACTAAATCTTTCACGAATGGTACTATCTATTGGGAACAAGTTTTAACTGCTATCTTCTTCAAGTACGATCAAGACAAGAGAAACCAATTGAAAATCCTAGGTCAGAATGACCAAATACAAATCGTAGCAATTGACCAAAACGATACACAATATCTTTTAGGACAAGTTAACGGTATGTACTTATCAGGTGGTAGTGCTGGTACGGGGGTAAATTTTGGAGATCGAAATGGTTTCGAATTTGTCTTCACAGGCGAGGAAGCGGAACCAGCAAGAGTTATCGTTGGAGCATTAGCTACTGTATTTACAGGAGCATCTATTGTAGGATAATAAAAATAGTAGGTCTGTGGACCGAATTTCTATATCTAATCCAATCGGAAAGAGGGGCACTAGCCCCTTTTTTCTTTGCTACCAATTCAACTCAGATTTTTTTATATTTAATGATATAGACAAATAATATGTTATACTTACAAAAAGGACAACAAAATACTTTGACGATGAATATCAACAATAATACGACTACTTCGTTTAGTACTTATTTATTGGAGTTTACTCATATTATGTCCAAAGAGGTTAAGACTTATTCAATTGATACAACTGACCCTGCTCAATACGGACAGAATATTAGATATTGTGAAATTGTATTAGAATTACAAAACCCTGGTCAAGACCTAAATTACGAGGGTGAATATCAATTAAACATTTACGGTAATGGTGACTTAACAAAAAATGTATTTGTTGGTATTGCTATTTTACAAGGAAATGTGGAAGCTCCTGCGTTTACTGAATATATTTCACCTAATGAGGTTAATGAAAATTACATATATATACAAGATTAATTATGAGTGAAGAAATAAGAAAGACACAGTTAACATCTATTAAGTTTTCAAGTGCAACTATCCCTGTATTCTCTGAGGTATTACAACGTAGTCCTTGGGTTTATTATGGTGAGAACAATTTGTTGCCTCAATACTTTATAGACTTATACGACAACTGTGCAATACATAAAGCGGTGGTTACTTCAAAAGTAAACCAAATAATGGGTGATGGATTAGTATCCTTAAACAACCCAATGGCAACTGTTAACTTTATCAATCCAAAAGAAAACGTAGCTGAAGTAATGAGAAAATGTGCTTTGGACTTTATGTTATTTGGAGGGTTTAGTTTAAACGTGGTGTGGACCAAAGATAAAAGACAGATTGCTGAGATTTATCATTTAGACTTTAGTAGAGTACGTAGTGGTAAATTAAACAAAGATGATGAGATTGATACTTATTTCTATTCAGCTGATTGGAGACAACTTAAGAAATTCCCACCTGAAGAATACGATGCTTTCAATCAAGAAAAAGGTGGCTCTCAAGTTTACTACTTCAAGTCATATCAACCATCATTAACTTATTATCCTGTACCAGATTGGTCAGCAGGACAAAGAGCAATTGAGATTGATATAGAGTCTAAGAACTTCCATATGAACAATCTACGTTCAGGAATGGTTCCATCACTTTGGATTAACTACAACAATGGTATTCCATCTGAGGAAGAACAACGTGACATTGTGAGAGCAATGGAGTCACAATATTCAGGAACTGATAACGCAGGTCAAGCAATCATTTCATTCAACGAAAGTAAGGAATTAAGTCCTGAAATCGTACAAATACCTCGTAACGATAACGACAGTTATTATCAAACATTAAACGACGACATTACAAGAAACATATTATCGGCACATAGAGTATCTAGTGCTGAGTTATTTGGTATTGCAACATCTGGTAAATTAGGTGGTGGTAATGAAATCGTTGAACATTCTGAGTATTTCCGTAAGATGGTTATTCAACCATTCCAAAACGAATTACTTCCTACATTCAATAAATTAGTATCATTAAAATTTGATACACCAACTATATTTGAAATTAAACCTTTATCATTATTCTTAGGTGGTGACATTAAAGATAATCCAGCGGTTGTTGACAAACCTGTTACATCTGTTGAAGCTGAAGTAACTCCTGTTAATGAAAATATTAAAGGATTGAAAGGACGTGAATATGGTGCAATGATGAGAATTATCAGAGAATACAATAAAGAAAAAATAACAAGACAACAAGCGATGCAAATGTTAATGTCAGGATATGGATTGACAGAAGAAGATTGTAATGTTTGGTTAGGAGAAGAAGAATTAAATTATAACTAAAAATGGGAGTATTATTAATATCAGAAGTTAAATTAAAAAACTTCACAAACATCAATAAGAACGTCGATATGGATGTTCTTAAGGCAGAAGTACAGATTGCTCAAGATATAGACTTACAGACGATTTTAGGTACCAAATTCTACAATCATTTGTTATCTCAAGTTAGTTCAACAGGTAATACATTCAACGCTAATGAAACAACATTGGTAAATGATTACATTCAACCATTCTTAATTCAGACAGCATACTTTCAATCTATTCCTCATTTGATGTATAGAACAATGAACAGAGGTATTGTTGAAGGTACAATGGAGAACGCAACATCTGTGGATATTGGAACAATGCAATACCTTAGAAACATTCAGAAACAACGTGCTGACTTCTATATGACACGTTTACAAGATTATCTATTAATTGGTAAAGGTCAGAACTTATTCCCTGATTACACCTCTCAATCTACAAGAGATGGTATGATACCTGATAGAAGTCAAAAATATAATAATGGTATATACTTAGCTCATTCATCTCGTAAGGGATATAGTATGAGAAATATCAATCAAAGAGGTGTATCAACGTATTCTGAATTAGAACACGAGAACCCTCCTTGTCAAGATTGTTATTAATATGAGTACAGAAATATTGTTACTTATATCAAATGGACTAACAGCTCTTGCTGGTTGGTTTGTTGGTAGAAGAAGGTCAAACGCTGAAACTGATAATCAAGTACTTAGAAACCTTGAGTTATCTATTGGTCTATATAAGAATATTATTGACGACCTTAAACAGGAGATACACGAACTTAACATTAAGATACAGACTTTGGAATCCAAGGTTGAAGACTTAATGAATGAGAATAAAAAACTAAAAAGACATAATGGATTATGATTATAGATTACGTATTACCACAACCTACTGATGAAGAATTAAACCTCGGTTTTAAGACTGAATACTACTCAAGACTAATTGAGATGGATTTGGAAAAGAAATATAAAATAAGTTCAAATGAATTATATGATTGGATACATCACAATTATTCATCAATATTCTTAACGAATGAGGAACTACCTTATAAAAAGTTTAAAAAAATTAGTAAATGAAATTAGAACAAATTATCAAATTGAAGTTCAATAACTTTAAGATAGATTTACCAAAAAAATTAGAAGGAGATTTAGAAGGAGCTTGTTGGCCAGGATATGAAGCAATAGGAACTAAAGAATTGGATGGTAAGACCGTTCCAAACTGTGTTCCAATCAAAGCATCTAAGGTAGTTAAAGAAGGATTTCCAATTCCATCACCAAGTGGTAGTGAAAAAGAAGACGAATACATTTCAAGATGTATATCGGCAATTGTGGATGAATATCCTGCAGAAGGACAAGCTTACGCAATTTGTAAGGGTGAGTGGGACAAATAATAAACGTATCTTACCAAAATATAAAGGGGACCATTAGGTCCCTTTTTTTATTTAAACAATTCCAAGAATGACATAAACATTGAATATAGAAGAACTGAGGCCGTACTTACCACCAATACACCAACAGCTAAGGTAAATAGATTTACTATGATTTCTATTATGAATTCAAATCGTTTCATATTAAAAAAGGGGAGCCCAAATTAACTGAAAAAAAAGATGGCAAATAATGAATATCACAGATGGACTCCCCTCTATTATTAAATATATCAAAGTTTAGTAAAAAAATAAAGGGAGAACAAAACACCATTGTCCTCCCATTTAAATTTCCTATGCAACAGGAAAAAATCTATAGTTGTTCCTCAAATCTCTTTGAGATATGTTTATCAATTGAATCTAATCTTTTACCAATTTCAGCGGAATATCCTTCTTGACAATAATCTGTCAATACGTTTGTAATACCTACAATCTCCTTTAATGTTAAAGGTGTACCAATCATTCTACAATATTCACCAACGAACTTAAGAGTTGACTGACGAACGATACTTTCTTGATTTGATTTGAAATCTGCCATTTTGTTTATGTTTTAAAGTTTACACAAATCTACAATTATTTTTTTAATTGACAAAATTATTTTGTACTTTTTTCAAATGGGTTACAAAGAATGTTTAATAGTTTTACACCTTCTGTGGATAACTTGATAATCCATTCCTTCTCCCTTTGTTTCATTTCAATACTATTTCCGTTCAACTGGTCAATAACATAACCTGATCTAATCATCTTCTTAACATCCGATAATTCATATTTAATCAATGCTTGGTGTAATAATGGTAGGTAAGCTGCTCCTGGTCCTTGTTTGATAATCTTTCTAAAGTCATTTACGTGTTGGGTTAATCTTGTATGTAGGTGACGTTTGGTTGCCCCGATATAACTTCCTTCAGGTAAGTCAATTCGGTATATCTTGGCTGACTTATTGGCTGTGAAGTAATCCTTATTGTAAAGGTCCGTCTTTTCCCTATTCTTGACAAAGTAACCTTGTTCCCCACCCCAATAGTAATCAGGTCTTAAAACGTCTCTAAAGTACTTAGAATTGGATTTACAACAAGTCTTACATCTTTGTTGGAGACCATCCTTTGCTGCAGTTCTTTTATTGAATTCGGTTGTTGGTTGTTCAATTTTACATTGAGTACATAATTTTGTTTTTTTCATAGTCATATTCATTTATTAATAAATACCACTATATTTGTAAAAAGTAAATAAATATTTAAAATAAATAGAAAATAGTTTGTACTTTTGTAAAAATTGTGTATACTTATGAATAGTCCCACTTCACAATATAGGACATTAAAGAAATTTAAGGGTTGTTGAAGAAAACTGAGGTGAAGTGCAGTGAGTATTTGATGACCCTTTTTAAATTAAAAAAAGATGGAAAAGAAAAGTTTTAAGTTCTACACAAGTTGGAACGAAGCTATTAAAAGGATGGATGAACAACAAATTCGTACTTTCATTAACAATCTTTGCAACTATGCAGAGGGTAAAGAAGTTCATTTGAATGGACTGATGGAAGAAATAATGTGGTCACAGGTTCAACCTCTATTGGATTATAATGAACAGATGAGACAAAAGAAAATTGAGAATGGCAGAAAGGGAGGTGTGGCCAAATCAGAAAAAAAGTCTGAAGGTAACCAAGAGTTACCAAATCCTACCAAAACTACCAAAGGTAACCAAACTTACCAAGACTTACCGATGAAAGAAGATGATGATGTTGAAGATGATGTAGAAGTAGAAGATGATAGTAGAAAGATGACAGATGATGTTGAAGGTAGATTATTAAAGATAATGAAGAATGTAATTGATGATGGTAATATTACTAAAGAAGAAGTAATAAATTGGAAAATGAAAGATACTAGAGAATTACTTAATTATACTTTATCTGATTATTCTAGTTGGGAAAAGGATTTAATTAATTTAGGTTCTGAATGTTTTTTAAGAAAGCTACCAACTAAAACTAGTATTGAAATTAATTATTTGGTTCATTCATTAATTAAGGCGCACGAAATATTATAATATATTTGATAATATCAATTTAATTACTTATATTTTAATATAGAAATTGTTCAATATATAGATTAATCCTGCTAATGTGTTTCCATAACTTAGCGGGATTTTTCACGCAAATAAGACTATTTATAATGAGTATATGTACTAAATGTTTTATTGATAAGCCACCAACTAGATTTTATAGTTATTGGCACTCAACCCAACAAGCTACTAGAACTAGGAAGATTTGTATGGATTGTACTAATGAGCAGAAGAGACAATACAGACTAAATAAAAAGATGCTAGTACAATTAACAATCAATCCTGACATTATCTATCAAGACAATCCCAACTATAAGAAGTGTGTTAACTGTAGCACCTGGAAGACACTAGACCAATATTATCAATACAAGAACAAAGCTTTCACTAAATGTATGGAATGTGAAAGAGAACAAAGTAGAAAGGAAGCAAAAGAAAGACTAGAAGAGAATGGTGGTTCCTTAAGAATAAAAGTTAATCCCAATGAATATGTTGATGAATATCAACGCAAGAATGTATTTGAACTTATGACTTTACTTGGATACTTATTTAATGAGGAAAATGGTATTTGGTATAAGGAGCCTTGGAAAACAAAGGATGGTAAATTTCCACTAATAAAACCTCCAATAAGGAAACTAGTTAAAACTAATATACCAAGGGAAGTAAAGGAAAAGATAATTGAGTATAGATTAAAGAATTATAGCATAGGTAAGATATCAGCTGTATTAAACGTAAGTGAAACAAGTGTATGGAAAATATGTCAAAGCATATCAAAGTAGGAGAACTTGAAGTACCAATAGATTACTTTTCATTTAATAGGAATGAGAAAGAACAACTATGTTTACAACTGATGGATGCTATGTTACACGTATTAGATAGAGAATTGAATCAAGAATTGGATAGAGTATCGGTACTAGATAGAGTACTTGAGAGTTCAATCATAACAAATCAAGACGAGGAGAACTACGAAATCTGTGAGGTCTTGAAGGATATTAGAATCCTTATCAATGAATAGAACAATTGAATCCTTTATCACAAGGAAGTATTATGAGCTATTGAATATAGCAAAGAAAATAACCAAGACTGATGAGGAAACATCAAGAGAACTATTACACGAAGTAATACTACAACTATACCAACGAGATGAAATAAAATTAAAGAGTTATGAAGATGATAGTATCAAATACTATATCACCTCAATAATGAGAGTTAACTATTACTCCTCAACATCACCCTACCATTATAGAATTCGTAAAGAAAGATTGAAGTATTCAGAACTAACAGAAGTAATGAATATGGAACAAGAACAAGAAGTATTTGAATCAGAACAATTATTCCAATTACTTGAAGAACAATACTGTGAATTAGATTGGTTTAGAAAATCTTTATTGGATTTATATTTATCATTGAACTCACTCAAGGCAGTATCCAGAAAGACAACTATTCCCTTAACCAGTATTTCTCGTTATATTAAGGAAGGCAAAGAACAGATTAAGGCAAACGTAATTACAAAATTAAATAGATATGATTAAACAAATTTACTCGGAAAGTCCATACGACCATTGGAATATGTTACCAGTTAAAGGAAAGGTTGTATTAGATTTAGGTTCAGGACTATGGGATAGTCAATTCCCAACACCTGTATACTTTTTAAGACAAGGAGCATCAAAAGTAATTGGAGTGGATGCTTCATTACATTCTTATGAATTTTTTGTAGATAATCTAAAAGATGATAAGTTTATCCAACATATGGATATGATAGACAGTAAAGGTAAGTTTGAGTTGTTTTTAGGTCATTACAGACCCGATGTTGTTAAATGTGATGTGGAAGGTGGTGAACTATATTTGGAGTCCTTAAATCCATCCCTATTCGTTTCTGTGATGGATATGGCGATAGAGTACCACGATGAAACAACAAAGTCTGTATGTGAAAATGTATTATTGAATAATGGATTTACAATGGAGTATTACGAATTCCCAGGGATAGACCCAAATAGACAAGGAGTAATATATGGAACCAAACTTAAAAAAGAAGAACCAACAGATTTTTTTAATAACCTAGACGAATATCATACAAAGTAATATGGCATCAGACTCAAGAAGATATAGAAGAAAACAAGATAGAGATTCAAAGAAGTTATTCCTAAAGATTCAACAACAGACATTGAATAAGATTAATAATGAATCACCTGAAGAAAGGGAAAGATTATTATTGTTATACAAACATATGTTGGAGGAAAAGGAAAACCAACGTAAAGAAAAAGAAAATCAAATATAATGGAAAGATTAGAACAACTAAGAAAGGAAGCTATAGACAATCCAAGTAAAAAGAAAAGAGGTTGTACATCCTGTAAGAAGAGTAAAGAAGTAACGGAGGTATTACCACCACTTGAGATTAATTTTATCCCAACCCTTCAAGATATTAAAACCGTATATAATCTTCTATCCAATGTAAAGGAAGAAGAGAAGAAGTATATCAATGACGTATATATAGCACTATTCAATGAGGAATTTGATTTCAATTGTAAGAGTTGTGGTAATACACAGTCAAGGAAGTTATACAACTACATAACCAAAACATTAAAAGAAAAACCATAATGGAAAAAGAAAATAAAGGTGGAAGAAAGACAAACGTAGCAAACTACGAGGAAAGGATTCCTGAAGCGTTTGAAATGATATTATATCAAAAACTGAGTTACAATGAGTTTAGATCAGAAGGGGCAAAGAAATGGGGAATTACTGAACGTGCGACTGAGAATATTTGGAAGGACTGTAAGGATAGACTTAAAGCTAGATTTGATGAAAAGACGGAAGAAATCATCTCAGAACAATTATCGAGGTATTTTGACTTACTCGCTAGAGCCAGGGAGAGCAACAATAAAAGGGTAGAACGTGAAACACTAGCGGACATTAATAAACTATACGGATTGGAACAAAGAAAGATTGATATTACATCTAACGGTGAACCTATATCAATTAATATTAATATTACGGAGTAAAAAAATTTAACTATACCACGCGTAAAACTTCGTTTTTAGATTACATATATATGAAAATAGAATTTATAATACCAACTTACTCAAGAGTCAACCACTTAATCACAATGGTTGCATCACTAACAGCACAATCAAATCCAAATTGGAAGGCACATATTGTTGCCGATTGTCCTGATGATGATGTTGTTGAACAGATGAAGACTATGGTTACATTCTTCAACGATGAAAGAATTAGATTAACCGTACTAGATAAAAGATATAATGATTGGGGACACACACCTCGTCAATACGGAGTGGATAATGCCACAGAGGAATGGGTGATAATGACAGGAGAAGATAACTACTATGTCCCAGAGTTTGTGGATATTATGTTAGGTGAGTCAGAAAACCAACACTTCGTTTATTGTGATATGGTCCACAATTGGATTAACAAAGATTACATTCCATTATTATCCAAACTACAATTAGGTAGAATTGATATTGGAAATTTTATGACAAAGACCAATATGGCTAAGAAGATTAAATTAAGGATTGACCAGGAATGGGCTGATTGGTATTTCGTTGAGGAATTTCAAAATAAATATAAGGCAGCAAAATATAAAAAAGTAAACAAAATACTATATGTACATAATTAAAAAAGACGAACCCATAATGAGGGACAACACTTCATCAGAAGGATTAAGACAATTAATAAAAGAATTGGGTGATACATCCAAAATGACAATGGTTGAGATTGGTTCCTTTATAGGGGAAAGTACAATCATCTTTGCAGAACACTTTAAACAAGTGATTGCAATTGACCCATTCCAACCTGACTATCACAAAGAAGACCCTACATCTAAATTTAACTTTGATGAGGTGTATGATGAGTATATCAGAAGAACATCACCATTCCCAAATATCAAGACACTACGATTAACATCTGATAGTGCAGTAGATATATTGAAGGATGAGTTGTTTGACTTTATCTACATTGATGGTATCCACACATACGAACAAGTTAAGATTGATATTGAAAACTATCAACCGTTAGTTAAATCAGGTGGTGTTATTGGTGGTCACGATTATGGTCCACATTGGCCAACCGTAAACAAAGCTGTGGATGAAAAGTTTGGTAAACCAGATAAAATGTATAAAGATACAAGTTGGATTAAACAATTATAAATGAAAGTAGCATTAGTATGTGTTGCAAAGTGGGAGGATTATTATTTGGATGAATGGTTAGAGTATAACCATAAATTAGGATTTGATAAAATCATAATGTATCAAAATGATTGGAGAACTGATATTGAGAAACCATACCTACAAAAAGAAGTATGTGATGGTAGATCTATTCAGGTTCCATTATATAACAACGTATTAAATACCAATACAGAATATGATTGGGTTGCATTCTTTGACTGTGATGAATTTCTTGTGTTAAAGAAACATAACAACGTCAAAGAATTTATAAACGACTATAAGGATAAGACCAATGTAATAGGATTGAATTGGTTTATATTTGGTTCGTGGGGAATAAAAACAAGAACATCTAATTCATTACTTAGAATGTTTCCAAATAGGAATAAGAACATAGACCCACATATTAAGGTTATGGTTAATGCAAGGTCAGGTGAAAGAATGGCATTACCACATAATACAATGGGACAAGCAATGGATACCAATGAAAAAGTATTTAATGGACCATTCAATCCAAACGGACCATCAGATGTTGCATATATTAATCACTACCATAGTAAAACAAAAGAGGATTGGATGTTAAGATGTCAAAGAGGAAGAGTAGACTGTGAAATACAACACGACCCTAATAGATGGGATAATGAAGTAAATGATAATATTGATATTGTAGATTTATCAGCCTTAAGTTTTATGTATGAAAATTGATATTAACTTAACAAAGAAACAAGGAGTAGCGTGGAAACTTCTAATGGATAATATAACCAACGAAGTATTATACGGAGGTTCAGCTGGAGCAGGTAAGTCTTGGTTGGGATGTCTATGGATTACAACACTATGTCTTCAATATCCTAGTATAAGATGTTTGATTGGTAGAACAGTATTAACTCAATTAAGATTAACCACCCTTAATACCTTATTTGAGACCCTACAATCGATGGGATTGAAGTCAGGGGAACATTATGTATACAACGGACAAAGTAACGTTATAACGTTCACAAATAAGTCTGAGATAATACTCAAAGATTTACAGTATCAACCTAGTGACCCGAACTTTGATAGTTTAGGAGGATTGGAACTTACGGCTGTATTCGTAGATGAAGCAGCACAGATATCACAACTAGCATACAACATTCTTAAATCACGTATTCGTTTCAAGTTAGACCAATATGGATTACAACCAAAGATATTGATGACCTGTAACCCAGGACAAGTATGGTTGAAGAAAGTATTCTATCTTCCATATATACAGGAATCATTACCACCAACAATGAGATTTGTTCCTGCGTTACCCACAGATAATCCACACTTACCACATTCTTACATAGAGATGTTAAAGACATTACCTCAAGCACAAAGACGAAGACTACTTGAAGGTGATTGGAACTATATGGATGAGAGTGATGCAATATTTAACTTTGATAGTATATCCAATTCAGTATTCTTAATATCACCAAATACAACAGATAAGAAATATATCTCAGTTGACGTAGCAAGGTTTGGTAGTGACAGGTCCGTGGCAATCGTTTGGAGTGGGCTGGTGGTCTTAGAAGTGTTTGTCTATAGTAAGTTATCAACCACAGAATTATCGTCCGAAATAAGGGAACTAATTCAAAAGTACGGAGTACATCCAAACAATGTGATTGTGGATAGTGATGGCGTAGGTGGAGGTGTAGCAGATCAGATACGTGGAACAAACTTTGTCAACAATGCTAGACCATTACACGACCAGAACTTCTCCAACCTAAAGTCACAATGTTATGTTAAGTTATCAGATTTGTTTAAAGAAGGAATGATAAGTTTAAACATAATGGACCCAACAACCACAGATGAATTAACACAGGAACTATTAGCAGTAAAATTAAAAGACGTAGATAAAGATAATAAAGTAGCAGTACAGTCTAAAGATGAGATGAAGAAGATATTAGGGAAGTCTCCCGATTTATCTGATGCACTGATGATGAGGATGTACTTTGAAATTAAAAACCAAAAAACAACAGGGAGGTACGCAATTGCGTTCGCATAGTATGAGTAAGATAACATTTGAAATAGAAAAAGAAGTATACGAATTACCTGAATTCCTTTCCATAGAAGATTATGTGAAAGTCTATAAGGTTAAAGATTTCCTTGGAGAAGAATACTTCCAAGCAAAGTTAATCAATTCCATCACAGGAGCAAAGGTCAATAAGATATTAACAAGTAGTCACACAGAGATTAATTACATCTCCAACTACCTATTGTCTTTATTCCCCGATACTACCTATCCATTCTACGATACATTTGAATTGGATGGTGTTGAATACGGATTTATCCCAAGTTGGAAGAAGATGTCCTTTGCTGAGTTTGTGGATTTAGATACGTTAAGTAACAAGGACCCAAAAGATATTATAGAAAATCTACATATTATCTGTGCAATTATGTACAGACCAATTACCAATAGAAAAGGTAAACACGAGTTTGAGATTGAGAAGTATGAGGTAGATTCAATGGAACAGAGAGCAGAACTCTTTAAAAAACGATTAGATGTGAAGTATGTGCTTGGTGGCCAATTTTTTTTTTCACGATTCGCAGAACAATATTCAAACTATTTCCCGCAATCTTTAACACAGAGGAGCAAGAATTTTATGAAAAAAATGGTATTGACGTGGAGGCTGAGAAAGATAATATGGAAAATTCTTTTGAACAAGCATTCGGATGGTTCGCAGTTATCAATCGATTATGCAATGATGACATTACAAAACATTCAGAAGTCACAAAGACCTCCATTCTGGAAGCGCTTAACCAACTTCTCTACATTATGGAAAAGGAAAAAGAAATAAATAGAAGACAAAAGGAATCTTTGAGAAAACATAACGGATAATTTTATATTTAAAGTTAGGATGAATACAAGTTCAATTAATTATAAACAGATATTAGCCGATTTAGGATCAATCGCTTATCATCACCCACAGATTAAATCTTATGGGTTTGGTGACCTTGCACAATGCACAAACGATATAATCACGAAGCAAGAACCCGAATACACAAGAATGTACGTTGTTCCCGGAGAGGTTAAATTGAATGAGAACCATCTTAATTATCGTTTCTCTATTATTATTATGGATAGGGTAGACGATGACCAATCCAATCAATCAGACGTAATGTCAGATACATTGAGAACAGTTATGGATGTTTGGACCATCTTATTACAATCATATACGGCATCTCAAGGAGAGTTTAGTTGGTATTTGGTTGTAGATGAGAACCCAGACATTTTTCCATTCTTAGAAAGATTTGAAACAATCTTAGGTGGATGGACATTGAACGTATCATTTCAAGTTGCGTTTGATTATAATAGTTGTACACCACCTGTGATAGGAAACTTCCAATTTCCCGAAGACGAACAATACAATAGTTACAAATTTGTATTAAGTCAATTTGAGGACTTTGCTGATAAACATTTACAGGTTAACTCATATGGATTTGGAGACGTAGAACAATTAACAAACGATATAATAACAAAACAAGAACCAGAATATCCACGTATGTATGTGTTACCTGACAGTACACATTTTCATACAGGGAACATCCATTTAGGGTTTAAGGTATTCTTTGTAGATAAGTTAAATAATGACATTTCAAATTTTGGTGAAGTTTTATCTGACCAATTGGAAATTGTTAAAGACTTTTTTGCCAAACTATATCTTTCAGACTTTGAAGCGGGATGGGATGCAACTGTTCAACCATACTATGAAAAGACTGAAACAATCTTATCAGGATGGATAATTGACTTTCACTTCATACAGAAGTATAGTTATGATAGATGTGTACTTCCTGAAACTTCATTCGTATTTGGATTGACTTGGGAGGAAGTTGCGGAATTATGGAAAAACGTTAACACTAAATGGAAAAACGTATAAAATACAAATATATAAACAATATATGGGACAATTAACTAATCAATATGTAAGTAGTTCTTATCAAGGTCTTTTAAAAATGACCGACAGCACGACAGGTGTAACAGGGACATTACAAACAGTACAAACAGGAGATGGAACAAATACTCCATTACAAATAAGTCAGACTCAGATAAACATCTCAGGTTCATTAACTATTAATGGTTCACCTGTTTCAAATGTAAATACAGGTTCGTTTGTAACCACTTCGTCATTCAACGCTTACACATCATCAATGGATACAAGAGTTGATGGTATTGAAGCTAAGACAGGTAGTTACGCAACAACAGGTTCAAATACATTTATTGGGGCACAAATAATTGAAGGGAATGTAACATTCCCAAGTAATTCATTTGTATCAACCGACAATGTATCAGGGTCTTTATACTTGTCATCATTAAATCAAGGAACGTTATATCTTAACGCCGATGGTGGTGAAGGTGATGTAATAGTTGGTTACTCAGCGTGGCAGAATAGTTTAAAAGTAAAAGGTGGTAGTACAGAAATTACAGGTTCATTAGGAGTAACTAATATAAAAGGTACAGGAAGTTTATTCTTACAACCAAATCAAGGAGACGCAAGATTTGTAGAAGTATATAACACATCACCAACTGATACACACATCACAGCAAGTGGTGGTCAAATATTCTTGGGTGATGACCAAACATATGTTAAGGTTGATAATTACGGTTCAGTTGAACGTATTGATATTGTAGCAGGTAATGAATTAGTAGTCTCATCATCAATAACAAATCTTACAGGTTCTTTACATCAATCAGGTACATTCTATCCTGACCAAGTTGATTGGATTAATAGTTCAATAGTACAAAGTACAGGTTCATATATATTAACAACAAACGTATCAGGTGTAACAGAATATGATAGTTACCAAAATGTAGCATCAGCGTTACAACCATTTATTAATACAGGTTCATTACCATCAGGATTGGTATCAGGTTCATCTCAAATATCTTATACAGGTATTACAGATGTACCATCAGGAATAGTTTCAGGTTCATCACAAATAAGTGGATTAGGATTTGCAACCACAGGTTCGGTTGATGCTTTAACAGGTTCAATCAATAGTTTAAACTCAGCCACTAGTTCTTATATCAATACAGGTTCAGTTGGTGGTAATCAATCAATCACAGGAAGTTTAGGTATTAGTGGTACACTTACTGCTTTATCTGCATCAATTACTTATTTAGAAACAGTTTACGAAACTGCATCAATTATATATTCAAGTGGTTCAAACCAATTTGGTGATGCATCAAACGATACACAAACATTATGGGGTACAGTTAATTTACCATCAGGTCCATTAGTTGTAACAGGTAGTGTAACAGCAACAAACTTTACAGGTTCTTTACAAGGTACTGCATCTTATGCACTCAATTCATTAAGTAGTTCACATTCTGTAAATTCAGATACGTCTATTTCGTCAAGTTATGCACAAACCGCATCATTTGCGTCAAACGGTGGTGTAACACAATTATTAGCGGGACCAAACATTACTATATCACCATTAAGTGGTAAAGGACAAGTTACAATTTCTTCAACAGGAACAGGTACAGGTAGTTTCAATACTGCAACAGGTTCATATGGTAGTTTCTACGATACAACAACACAAATAAATCCTGTGGCTAATACAGCAAATAGTATGTCGTTTAACGAAACTGCAATTACAAATGGTGTAGCAATATCAGGTAGTATAAGTCCATTCAACACTTATATCAAAACAGAAAACGCTGGTGTATATAACCTTCAATTCTCTGCACAAGTAGATAAGACAGATAGTGGTACTGATAGTGTTGATATATGGATTAGAAAAAATGGTAGCGATTTATTAGATACTGCCACAACAGTAACATTAACAGGTAATAATGATAAATCAGTTGCAGCTTGGAACTGGTTTGTTCAATCAGCTGCTAATGATTATTATCAAATTATATGGGCATCAGCTGATACCGATATGAGATTATTAGCTGAAGTATCATCAAGTGTACATCCTGGTGTCCCTTCAGTTATTGCAACAGCAAATAGAGTTGACCAATTCTTAAGTAACACAGGTTCATTCAATGGTGACTTTAATGGTTCATTCACAGGTTCATTACAAGGTACTGCATCATTTGCAACCAACGCATTATCAGCATCATACGCACCAGGTGTTTCAATACCAGCAGGTACAGTATCAGGTTCAGCACAAATAGTTGAATTAGGATTTGCAACAACAGGTTCAAACGTATTTAAAGGTAACCAAACAATATCAGGTAGTTTATTAACCAACACATTAAATGATGGTTTAATTAAAATAGTTACAGAAGCACAAAATTCAAGTTCTTTAGCGGTACCATTTGGTTATATTTCAGCATCTGCAGCAATTTCACAATCAAATTTAATATTTGGTTCAACAACTGGTATTGCTGGTGCTGGTCAATTAGCAGCTAATCTAACAGGTTCAATTGTTATATCAGGTTCAAATAATATTATTTTATCTGGTAATAGGGCAAATACTTTAGTTACTGCAGGAACATATGGATATATTGGAGCTACTAACTTTGTCAGTACAATTCCAACTATTACTACATCATCTATTCTTAGACCAACAGTATCAAATAATAATTTAAATAGTCAAGTATCCTTTGCATTTACAACTAGTTCATTAACTGCACCATCATTTACAGTAAATAATGTTTTAAATAGTGTTACAATAAATCATCAAAGTGGTTCAATAAATTATAGTAATAATATTAATGTTGGTACTGTTACATCAAACGCAAACAATATAGCGTT